TTATTGATCTCCTCTTGTGAAAGGTTTTTCCGATTTTAGTTTGATCTCTTCCGCATCATTGATATCGGATAAGAGAACGTAGTTTTTCGAAGGCTTGCCTAGTTTGTCCATCACTTGATCCATCTTATCCATTACTTTCTCTAGTTTGGCCTCAAGGTTGTTATTGGGACTTGGCGGAGTGGGTGAGTCTGTAGAGTGGCTGATGGAGTCGTAATTTCCTTCTGCATATTGTGGCACCCTTCCGGATCTTGCATCATTGATTGCTTGAAGTACTACAGGATAGTTGATATGTTTTTGGAGCCGGGACAGATCTTCAGAATTGATAATTAACTCTGATCCGTTTTCTGATATAAGTGAAGTACGTTTGACGATGCCTGTAGGGGCTTCCCCTATATAGGGGATATCGTGATAGCTGCGTCCGTCTTCAGCTCCGATTACGTCATACTTCCCGGCTGCTCTTTGGTTTATTTTATATTCAGCCTGGGGAGTACTTTCTGTGGAGGAACTTCCACTATCTCTTCTTTTTCCGATAAAGCCTTTCAGTGTAGATTTGGCTGTGGCGATACCTGCCGTAATAAGACCCGCAAGTATAGCTCCACTCGCTATTCCCCAAAAGCCCTTGGAACCAATCTCTTTAGCTGTTGCTTTTGCTGCTTCTGCAGTTCCTATTATACCTAGGTTTACAAGTTCGGCATTAATGATTTGGGCTATAACATCAAACATAATGTCTATCATCGTATCTGCGAATCCTTGCATAGCATTTTCCTGCCCGGAAATGATGTTCCCTAGAGCATTACCAAATTCTTCTCCATATTGTTGATAGATACGGAGTCTTTCTTCAAATTCCTGCTTGTCTGTTTTAAGTTTGTTTTTTGAATTTTGCTCATTGGCCTTTTGATCTTTTTGTATGCATTTTACCTTATAATCCAGCAGCTGCTTCTCTACTTGCTTCCGTTGTTCTGCATTTAGTCCTGCAAGAGAAAGCATACGTTCCAGATGCATGATGGTGAGCTGTTCCATCGCATCATTGTATGCAGCCTCGGAATTAAGATTCTCATCCTTCCCGGAAGCATATAACTCCTTTAATTCCTGTTGCTGACGTTCATAGTCTATTTTTTCTTGATCAATCAGCTCTTGGGTATGTTCTTTTTGCATCTTCAGCTTCAGATCATTGATCTGATTTTGGATCTCAATGCCTTCTTTAGATTTTGTACCGGCTATTTTCAAAGAATTCTCTAAGTGTTCCATTTGAAGACATTCTAATTCTTTGTTAAGTTGCTTTTCTGTCTGAAGGGTTTCATCTCCTCCTTCTAGGTACATTGCTTTTAAGAAGGCTTGTTTTTGGGTATATAGTATTTTTTCTCGTTCGAGTCGTTTTTTAAGCGCTTTTTCATCATCATCGTCCTCTTTTGTGGTAGAATTGTTTTTTACAGGCTGAGGTTTCTCTGATTCGATCTTGATGAGTTTTTCTCTGGATTCCTCTATATGTTGGTTTAATGTTTGGATTTCTCGATCTAATGAACGCAGTTTATTTGTTCCTTTGTTTATATATTCATTGAGTACATTATCAGCCCAAGCGTCAGTGGTAAGTCCCAATGATGTTTTGAAACCATTTAGCATATTGGCAGCTCCTGCTTCTACATCAGACCAAAAGCCGTTGTCAGGTCCGTTTTTACCGAGATCATCCTTTCTATCTCTCAGTTCACTAATTTTCTTTTGAGTTTGTTTTATTTCCTCTAGAACAAGAAGACTGTCAACGTATGAATTTACAGCAGCAGTAGCCTGCTCCGTATTTATAGTTTCCAAAGATAAATTGCCAAGGTATTCGGGAGAAATCTCGTTTAGCCTGCGGATAGCTGCTTCTCGTTCAGCTTTGCTCAAGTTCTCGTTACGTGCAACAGATAAGAGATGCTCAACCTCATTACGTTCGTCCTGTATGTTGCTTTTTGAATTATTTCGAATCTCTGTTAGGCTTTTCTCAATACGTTCCGATTCTGTCATTTCCTTATTCATATTGCTTAATGCAGAAATAAGAGTAACAATGACAGCCGCGACTGCCAGGTATGGGTTGCGCAACATGACAGCATACATTTCTTTGAGTGTAGCTATTACTTTCTGATTCCAAAACACTTTGAGCTTTTCTTCTATGATCTGAGCTTTACAGATGAGAACATAGGTTGCTATTGTAGCTGTTAATGGTATCAATATATGTGAATATCGTGCAATGAATTCAATTAAAGAATTGAGTGCCCGTACGAAAAAACTGGTAGCGGTAATGGCATTAGACATGAGGGGAAGCATCTTCTCTCCTAATTGATAAGACACTTCTTTAAAACCATTTTTAGCTTTGTCGAGACGCGCTTGTACTGTATTGTTCTGCACATTAAATTCGTTGATAACCGATGTACCTTCTTTATATGCGGTAGTAGCCCGTTCTTGCTCTTCTCGGATGCTAGCGGTATTGGCAGCTAAAGTATTTAAGACTCCGGCAGCGCGTACACCATCAAGTTTCATGTCTTTAAATAAAGGTGCTAGTTGCTGTAGACCGCCTTTACTTCCTAAGTTTTCTAATAGCTGTAGGAGGGCTTCATTGGCATCTTCCTTAAGTAATTTTGTAAAATCCTTAACATCTTTCCCTGCCATTTTAGCGAATTTGGCTGGTTCCTGGTATACTTTCATGATGACAGTCTGCAGAGCAGTGGAAGCCATTTCTACTTGCTGCATATCTTGATCAAGCACAGAGGCGAATCCCATGATTTGTGTTTGTGAAATTCCGGCTTGTTTTCCAGTTCCGGATACACGTGCAGTAAAGTCTACAAGATATGATTCTGCGGCACTGCTATTCTGAGCTACTTCATTGATGGCACTCCCTGTGGCGAGCATAGCACCGCGTAATCCTAGTGTTTTATCTTCACCAAACATTTGTGCTAGTTTACCAATATTCTTAACTGCATCTTCTCCTAGATCCTCACCCAATGCAACATTGATTTTATCGGCAGCATCTACGAAGTCAAGAATATCCTGCTTTCCTTGTATACCGAGGCGACCTGCATCTTGTGCCAGCTCGTTCAATCGTTCGCGTGGAGTCCGGGTATCTATCTTTTTGAGATCTTCATTCAGATCCTTCACCGCTTCATCTGTCATCCCAGTGTATTTTTTTACTCCAGCCATAGCCTCGGAGATTTGCGCATAGTCATCAACGGAACGTCGTATAGTCATAGATAATCCTGTAACAGAGGCGACAACTCCACCGATAAGGGCCATATATTTATTGACGAAGTTAGCGGCCTGCCCCCAAACGGTTCCCTGGCATCCCACTTCAACGCGCATTGCTGCTTGAGCACGAGTGAGAGCTTCGGTTACCCGTCGATTCTGTTCTAAGGCTACTGAGTGCTGTTGTGTACCAGGTATTGCATCCCGGAGCTGCTTACGAACCTTGGACTGTACAGAGATCAGTTCGTTATAGGTTGCTCCGGAAAGATTGCTCAGAATACGTTCTGTTTCTCTGATACTTTGTTTGTACTTTTCAAGAGTCGTCGTTTTCTTATTAATTTCCTGCTGAAGTTTTCTTGATTGGGTGTTGTAGTTAGCTTCGGATTTATTGAGAGAGGCTAACTTGTTTTCCAATTTTTGGATAGCAGTTTCGACTTGCTTGACTCCTAATGCGGCTTCCGTGCCATCAATGTAGATTTTAATACTACGGTTAAGATCGTTGCTCATAGATTATTTGTTGATATAGATGCGTGTGGCATCAATGATCATTGAATCGAAATAGTTGGTAATGATTGTTTCTAGTTCGGGGATTCGATTACGGACAATGGGATCGAACCATTCGTATGCTTTGCGGTTTCCTGTACCCTGGCTGCCATTCAATGATTCAGGATTGGTATGCCGGACAATCCCGGTACTTACCTCGATCCCGCCGATTCGTTTCAGTTTCGTCCACTTGGATCCAGTTGTTCCTCCATACCCTTTTCCGGCTCCTTTGTGGATGTAGATGCCATGACGGGGAAAAGAAAAACCGAGTTTGTTGATGAGTCCATATTTGTCAGTATACATTCTAGGTCTCAAATCGGTGGCCACACGCATGCTGTGAGATGAAATTGATGCACGTAGTTGGGCAGCGACAGAGTTCATCCATTTCTGTACGTCTTTATTGAATGCGACTAGCCGGTCAGCGTCTTTAGCCATCGTATATCGTTCTATTTCGGATACGGTTTCTATGTGTATGAGCTGTGACGAGCCTTTGCCTGCCAGATTGTTGGCGCGGCGAACAGCGGCATTATAACGTCTGACATCGGAACGCATATCCCGATAATTTTTATAGAATCCCATAGATTAGTCCTCCCAAAAATCAGAGTTGATAAAAAAATCTTCAGGTTCCCGCAGGGAGAAGGTAAGTACCACTCCATAGAAGTTGTCACCTATAGGTCCTATTCCGTTGATACGTGTCGTTCGGCTAATGGAGTATTTCAGAGTTGGATCGTGAAAGAGGCGGTTACGGATTTGCTTGGCAATGACTTTACAGTCTAATGCGGCTTGATTGATTGTTTCCGGACGTGACGAATTTGTGTTGCGTGCGACGATGAATGAATATTCATTACGGTCAGTCAATCCATCTCCATTGTTGTCGGATGATTCGGATTCCATACCATCAACAGCGATAAGGACCATTCCTGTCACATTTGAGAGCTTATCCTCAAATCCGAATAAATCTTCAAACCCAAAGGCGGTGAAGAAGTGAGGATGTTCCGGGGTGTGGGAAATCGGTTTGAGCTTATTGGCTAGAAGCTCGCCATATTCATAATGAGAATATTGTTCCATAACTTTGCAATGTTTTGGTTATGGAGACAAAAATAGCCCGCTGTGGGCGGGCTATAAAGGACAGTTACTTTGCTAGTAAATAGACTAGAAGTAGTAATAACAGGGCTATGAAAAGCCCTTTACTCATTCGATATCGTTCAGGTAATTCATCTGAGACACTTTTATGACCATTATAGTCCCGATTATATACCGTAATATTTTTCTTGCGTCCTGCAGTGAATGCTAGAGTCAAGGCTATTATTCCGGTTACTATGATGATAAATGCTATCATGGATCTAAGTCTTTATTATTATTGGGTAACAAGGTACGGATTAATCCGGATAATTGCAAGGCTTCATGTCTATTCATAACACCTGGAATTTGAATTGGTTGAAAACATAATATACGGATACTAAGTTCAATATGGCTTGCATACGGGCACGCTTAGCTCGGCGATGGCGACGGCTCATAGACGACCTCCTTTTTTGAACTTATTCCTAAAATCGAACGTGATTATTTTGCCAATAGTTTGTTCTCTTTGAGGTGATGCTATTTTCTTTTTGTAGTTGGTAAGCATCTCAATAACGGTATCGATATGATTCTCTCTGATAGATCCGATAGTCGTGGTTACGGTTCCGGCATAGCTGCCATCCGGTCTGAGAATCATTGATTCGCCTTCTAAGTGGATGTAGCCTGTCTCATTATTAATAACACGACATTGAGATGGTATGATTTTTTCTATGTATTTTATCATGGTTTACCTCCTTTCTCATTGAATGTAATATTGATTATGCCACCATTGGTATGGATTACAATGCCCCTGTGTGATTTGTTCACTCGGAGTTGTTCATTGCCTTCTGCTACTTCTAAGCAGATATTGGAAAGAGCTCTTTGAAGCTTCTCTACGGATATGTAGCGTCCGTTGTCGCTTTGTTTTTTGTGTTTCATACGATGGGTTTTTGACGTTTTAGTCGAGAATCCGCTCGACTAGCGGAAGTACAAGAACGGCTGCACTTTCCCGTTTCGTCAAAAACCCACCGTAGTTCACTCCGAAGAGACTGAGACTAAAGTAATAGGAAAGGCAGCCGTATTTGTTTATAAATAAACTTCGACTATTTTGTATGTGAGTTTACTAATAGCATAGTGCCAATAGCAAACTTATGGGCATAAAAATAGCCCAATTTCATATTGAGCATTATCCGTTGCTCTTCGTTCGTGATACCTCACGATGGGTTTTGACTCTGCAAATATGAGGATTATATTTGAGAGTGCAAAAAGAAATTCAAAAAATAATCATTCCTCCGGGTTTAGTTTTTTCTTGATGTTGTCCGGTAGGTCATTCATCATCCTTATCATTCTATCTTGATATTCCTTTTCTGTCTTTGTTGGGTGGCATAAAATAAATAAGAAGCCAATTAGAGGACTAAAGATTAAAGCAACTAAGGATGCCCATCCAGTGCTTACTACTCGTTTATCAGCTGCATGAGCTACTGGAATCAGTGAAATGAGGTTCACTAGTGCGTAAATAAAGATAAGATTTCCCATGATTGTATAATATTGGTTTTAATATTAAAGATTAGTAATTGGAGAATGTAGCAAATTTCCCATTTTGACTCCACATGGACAAATCCCCATTTTTTTCCACTATACAATATTCATTATGTTCGTTATTAATAGCTTCATATCTTTTGAGCCCTTTATGGTTTAATAGGCGAGCTTCTTCTATATCAGAAGAACCATCCCCGAATGAATCTTTGATGAAATACTTTTTGGTTTTTAGGTTTTTAAATATAGTTATAATATGCTTATCACTTCCAGGACGATTATCTAACCATCTTCCTATCTGTTGTATATCGCTATTGTTTTTCGGCGACTTAAGTATCTTCAATTGTTTTTTAAGATTTGCATTTTCGGAAGATAAAAGTTCATTTTGATGTTGTAATGAAGATACTTGGTCTTTCAGACTTGCAATTTCGGTCGAAGATTTCTTACAGGCTGCTAATGACAAAAGCATCATTGATAATAAAAAAAGTTTTTTCATTTGTGTGGTTTTAATTTGTTACAGGGGACAAAGATAAGGGTAATAAAATTGAATGTACTAAAATAATGTTGTATTTTAGCTCAAAAATAGAGTTAGATATGGATCAGGAGCAAGAAATAAATAATCTTAAGCGTAAACTATTAGATCTTTCGTATGACTATTATAAGTTTCGCGTGTCTCTTTATTATAAAGTAATCTTTATTTTATTATTCCTTTTACTAGGTCTGATAGTAGGATTCCTGTTATAAAAGATAAGATACTTAATAGTGTTGTTATTACAATGCTGATCGTCTTTAGCCTTAAATATCTGGATTTCATGATTTCACTTTCGCGCTGTAACTTTATAGCTTTTTGTTGGTTTGCAATATATGCTTGATAACTTCCAAAAGTTTGGATGGCTTCATATCCTTTCGGGGTGATTTCAACTAATGAATGTACTTCGTCCGGTTCTTCTTCAGTGATTAATCCTTCCATGACTAATTGTTTCCGGTAGCTAATAAGTTGCTCAGGAAATAATTTAGTTTGTAGTTCATCCATGATGTCATGTTGGATGCGTTTTTTGCGAGGATCACGATACAGGTTACTTAATATAATACCTTTAAAATGGGTTTCTAATGGTTCCATAAATATATAAAAACGAATTCCTTATGTCGTGTGCCAACTGGAACCACCCAGCCACCCGATTTTACGGGTGCACGACATAAGGAATTCGCGAGTTAGTTTGTTTTGGCAGTTGCTAAAGTACATTCTTTTTGGGAATCTACAAACAAAAGTAGAGTTTTTTGCTCTGCTTTTGTTTGTAGATTTAATATAGACTGAGAAAATTATATTAATTAAGAACGTGATTATTCTATATTATAGATCGCAAAATTTTCCAGTAGATTAATTCTTTGAGTAAAATAATGTAAAGGTACTGCTATATTACGTTGAGATGTCCATTCTAAAGCTGAAGACAAAAGTTCTTTGTTGATCGTCTTTACATTAAAATTGATTACTAGATTTGGTTGAGAAGGATCTCTAGTTAAGAGTTTATCGTTCTCATCGGAATTTTCATATTTGAAAGTATAACATCTTAATAGCAAGGCTATGGTAAAGTGAAATTGTCGACTAGGAGAAGATTCGTATTTTTTTTTAATCTGTAATATTTGTTTTGGAATTATACTCTCTAATTGATCTGTAAGTTCTTGTATAGTATAACTTTCGTGGGTTATTTTAACATAACAATCGGATTCGCAAATTCGAAGGTATGTTAATAGACATATTAATTCAGCATATATGACTTGGTTATGTTTATACATATTCAAAGATAAACGAATATGAGCAAATATTTTTTCTATTTGTCTTAGTGATAGATTCTTATGCATAAAAAGAGTATTGGCTATAGTCAAAATGGATTCTTCCATCTCTTTAGTGCCTCTTGCCTTTTCATATGCTTCGAAGCCATAGTAATCATATAAATAGCTACAGAACTTTTCTACATCGGGATCAGGTAAAGCATATTCAATATCAATAAATCTTTTAAGATATTCATTGGCATTTATTAGGTCACTCCCGTAATATCCACGTATGGAGTTACTTAATTGTTCCTTATCTATGGATAAGACAAATATAATATTAGGTATGTTGAAAAGATGTTTTATTCGTTCTAGTACCTTTACGGCATAATGTGGGTTACACCGATCAAGCTCGTCTATGATAAATATCAATGGTTTTTTTTCGCAAACTTCATTTACAAATATTTCGAGATCTTCCCGAAATTTTAGTAGACTTTCTTTTTGCCTTTCATAATTGTCTATTTCTTTTTTCAACATGGAAGATCCTTCTCCGATACAATCGTAAAGAACCTCAACTACTTCTTCACCTGTATGTTTCTTAATTACTCCCTTGAACATTGCAGGAACTGCCTTTAGCACAATTCTTCCCGCCGTATTTATCATGGATGATGCTAAATCCTTTGTTCTTTTAGAAGAGTTTATTTTTGTAAGTTCGCCAATTAAACCTACAAGAGGATCTGAAATGAAGTCATTTTCCCAAGCGTTAAAGTATAATGTGTGGAATTTGTCCAGTTCAAGATATGCCTTCCACATTTCTACAAATGTAGTTTTACCTGTTCCCCATTTACCGTCTATAGCTAAGACAAATCCTTTTTTGTATGTAGTGATAATAGCTTTAAGTACTTCTGCGTACTTTTCTCGACCTAATTTACAATTTAGAAAAGGCTGGTCAGCCGGGATTTCTAATTTTCCAAGTTTACAATTCATAGTACGTGTTTTTAATTTGTTACAAGTGCAAAGATAAGAGGAATAAAATTGAATGTACTAAAATAATGTTGTATTTTAGCTCAAAATATTGTACCATGAACTGTATTCTTAGATACTTCAAAAGTAAAAGGGAGCGGAAATTACGCAAACGCTGCCTGAAATATGCCTTAGAGACAATAGAAGGCTCTAAGGCATGTAGTGATATACATCTATCTATATGCATTGCGCTATTATGAGTATATAGCCACAGATAAAGTCAATCGCAAGGCTTCTTGTAGGGAAGCATTACAGGAATGGTGAACTGTATTCGATTGGTGGATATATTCTGATTATCACTTTTAGAAGAAGCTCCCATCCCTATAATACTTGACATGATGCCTATTTTACCTTCTTTGCCATCTGTCTCCGTGACAGATAGACTTAGGTCAAAATCTATATCTGTAACGTTAGCACCAGTTCGTCCAATCATACTACGATTGAGAGATTTTGCATATAAAGGATTGACTATGGCTTTTCCTTCTTCAAACTCTTCATTCAACTCTTCTACCGATTCTTTTATTTGAGTAATTGTCGATTTGATAAAATCTTTAAGTTCCATATTGAACGGGCGGATCCCTTATCATCGCGCGCCAAAAGGTTATATAAAGACCTTAATCCGATTTTACGGATTACACAATGAAAAGGGATTCATGTTTATTCATTAATTATTTGGCAACGGCTAAAGTACAAAAGTTTCTTTGTTGCTCCAAAAGAAAAATGTATTTTAGCTCAAAAAATATATAGATCATGGAAAGACTCACTGCAGAACAATTAAAAGTAATCGATTTATCGCTTATAGAATGGTATTATGAACAGGCTATGGTTCGCCATAATGATCTTGTCCGTGTAGAATCTCTTATAACTGAAAGAGGATATACTTTGTTTGCTATCTATTTTGGCATTTTAACAGCTGCAATAGGATATATTCTCACGCATTTGAGTGTAAATGATGATGATGCTTTGACTTCCGGATGTTTGTCTATTGTTGTTTTTACATTTATTTCCATCGGTTACATTTATCACGTCATCAAGCCACATACTGTTTTCGCGCCTGGGAAAGAACCTGATAAATTCACTATACCGCAATATATAGCTTATTTTAAAGGGAAAGATAAAGATACTGATCAAAAGAAGCAAGTTGTCAGCGATGAATTAGTTGCACTTCAAGAGAAAATAACGAAGCAGGAAGAAATGAATAAAAAAAGAGTCAAACATACTAAACGCTCTCTTGTATTTCTGATATTCGGCTCTTTTATGGCTGTCGTTTCTTTTTTAATAGCATTTGCTATTTATTGACTAAGTCGCTTGTATCCAAACCATTGGTTTCTATCGGAGTGTCACTCGTAATATCCGGTAATGGTGCGGATTCATCTGAACTACTTCCACTACCATAGTAAGGATCACTTGAACTGTCTTCTGAAGACAAATCTACATTGAAGTTGGTATATATCATAGTAATATGGCGAATCCCTCACTATAGTGCGCCCACCGGTGTTATTAGCCGGAACCAGCTGTCTGGTTACACTATGGTAAGGGATTCATGTTTTAATAACGATATTGGGCAGGTGCTAAAGTACAATCTTTTTCAGATTCGGCAAAAAGTAAGCGGAGTTTTTTGCTCCGCTTACAAATGAAAATTAGAAGTTGGCTACTTCGTAATATTTAAAGAAGTAATATAGCGCTACCTTGTGCCATTTGGTCAGTTCCTTGTCTCCGGACAGGAGTGAGGATACAGTGCATTTGTCAATGCCTGTATAGTTGCTCAGATGTTTGCTTTTTAATCCTAAGCGTTCCATCCGTCTTTTGATCCAGTCAATCGTGATTCCGTCGATATCTTTGCGATCGAAGTTCACGGCTGACACAGTGAGCTTCCAGTCGTCCGGGATCTCTCCCTTAAACATGTCACGGATACGTTCAGTCAGTTCCTTTTTGGAGAGGAATTTGTCATTTACTAGGTCTTTTTGTTCAGCGCGAACAATTAAGCGACCTTCATTATAGGATACAACCTCAATAGAGATGTGCCCCATGCGCTGATACTGCCTTGCGAACTCGTCGATCCGCTTTTTACTCTCGGCAGGGAGAGGTAGTAATTCAAGATTCTTCATAATTCATCAATTTACGTTTTGATAATCGGGTATTTAATAATGCAATATACTTTGTAATGGAGGGGCTTTCGCCCCTCCGGATCACAATTTGATGAGTCTCATTTGCCCAATGTCGAAAATAGCGATCTGCCCATTTTCACGTCCGAATTGCTTGGCTTCTTCGAGATTAGTGAAAATCCGGATGGAATCGAAGTAGAACATTCCGTTTTCTTCGTTGAACCATCCACCGACTTTCTTTTCGTGCATTAAAGCATGGTTAAGAACTCTTTTCAGTCCTTCTTCTCCAAAACTGTCTTGGGTTTCGAGATAGGCGACTGAAATGCCTTTTGTGACCTTTTTTAAGGTTGTGAGGTCAACCGTGAATCCATCGGGATTCGCTTCTGCTATCGCTTGGATAGCCTTGAACAATTGTTCCATAATATAAAAGAACTTATGCGGACGTCACCCGCGTTTCTTATGACTCTACAAAGATAGATAAAAGTTTGTTAGTAACAAACAAAATTGAATAAAAAGTTTGCTAGTAACAAACTTTTCTATCTATTCCTCAAGTTCTCTTCTGTTTCTTCCTTGCGCCTGATGGATTCATCCATCGAGTACAGCGCATCGAGCAACAAACCTTTCCGAATCTCCGGCTTCTTGGTCATGTCAGAATGTGACAGGGAATCAAGTAGTCGCAGCTGGGCATCGAATATACGCCCATTATTTTTTCCTTCTCCTGAAAATATTCGTGGATAGGCTGCGCTCATGCAGGAGAGGCTTCCAAGAATGTACCAGTACATGATCATCTTCCTGTCGTCAGGAAGACGTTTCAGTATAGCTGCATCATTGTCCAGACGATTGATATCAAATTCTTTTCCACGATGCCACAGGCAGGCTAGGAGATGGTTGATCTTTTGAGGATCCAGCTGCATCGCATCCATATAGGTTTGCATATACATGAATTGCTCAAAGGTGATATCGAACAGCTGATCTTCCGGCCCGATGAATTTCCGGCACCGGAAGCGGAGTGTCGGGTAAGGATTGACTGTCAGTTCCGGATTAATGAGATACAGCCTCTGTGAAGTGATACGGTTTTCTTCCTCACGCATCAGGAAGTGAAATTGATCAGCGAGCAGGCTGATCTCTTCGGGATGAAGGAGGTACCGACGGCTGCGGATCCGGAAGCGGACTGTTTCACTTTCCTGCCCAATTTTGATACGGACATATTCTTTGAAAATTTTCTTGTGCCGGCATACGTGAGCTTTCAGGCAATAGAGCATCATGTAGATCTTAACTTGTTCTACCGGTATATTCGATTTAGTGAGTTTAACCAGGTATAGGAGCTGCTTCGGGGTGAGCTCGTCCCAGCTTCCAGGAAGTGTGTATGTATCGTCATTGATTTGTATCGTATGCATAGTATTATGATATTGAAGTGAATAGCTTCTTTTTCTTGGAGTTAAAGTCAATAGCTTGGGATCTTGTTTCAATGCCTAGTTCTTCTGCATTTTCGGCCAGATAAGTGTGTATTTTCCCGGCATAGTAGGTTGCCTGACTAGCAAAGAAATTACCGTTTGCGTCCGGATCCTGATAAATCGGGCGGATGGCAGGTGAATATTCTATTGCTTTGCTGGCGACACGTTGCTCGGTTGTCTTTTGTGAGGTATAGAGCTCTGCCGTCTTATTTGCAAGAAAACGAATGATATGATCAATGAGAACCTGCTGCTTGGGTATCGGTTTATCTTTAGAGTATGCTTCCCTTAAATCCGCATATACATTGTCCGGTATCATTTCACGAATATTTCGTTCCTGAAGCTGACGGATTGTGGGGTACATGATACGATAAGACAGGGTGGAGTAATCGATGTCTACCATGCCAAGATCCTGAAAATCGTGTGCATTCCGGATAAAGCAGAAAGGGGAAATATGGTCTGTTACGTATTCCGGAAAATCTTCCTTATTTTCTTCCAGATAGGTTATAAGCCGGTCAAGAGCTTGCATTCCCCGGAAGCACAGGTTCTCCTTTGCCGCCGCTATTTTTGAATCACTGGCCGGGGAACGTTGTCCTTGTACATTACTGACCGTGATGCCGGTATCCCCGAACATGACTCCTAGTTCATTCGTCGCAAGCATTAAGGTCAGCGGTCCAAGCGCACGCAATAATTTGCTATATATCTCAGATCCTTGGTCTGTCAGAGCTTGTTTAATGACGGATTGCCCTACATAGGGTTTAACATAGATATCAAGAGCATCCTCAATATACGGTTCAATAGATTCATAAGGCAATGACGAATTGATCTTGACTACCTTCTTTAAGGTCTCAATATCGGGAATTAATGCGTTCATTTTTCTTCAGTTTCTGGAGTTAGACCTGTGTTTTTTGTAGCTCCCGTTCCCTGATCAAGGGTGGTGAGCTGGCAGTTGGTTACAGAGAAATAGATGTCCGAAGGCCATTGATTGACTGCCTTGGCAAAGTACAGAGGTTCAAGGGTTGCGTCCTGGTACATCTTCATGAGGGCTTGCTCGATGGTGAACAGTTCGCGTGCTTCAGTTCCATTAATGCTTTTGCCTTTACCGGGTGCGGATCCGATGATGGAAGGATGTACTCCCATTCCATAACACATCATGTTGCTTACTTCCTCGCTATCCTCAATATATTCGCCACCTTTGAAGAACGATTCAAGAGGAGTAATGATGATATCTTTATCCTCGAAGCCTTTTACTCTGTCATACCTGAAATGTGAAACAAAGCCTTTTCCGGCATTTTCCTCGCCGGCAAGGAAATCGTTCATGTCATCAAGAAACTTTTGCCTGCGGGCAGTTTTTTCATCATCTTTGACGACCTTTTCGTCTGCAAATAGCTTCTCCCAAAATGTATCCTTGATATATACGATATACCTGAGAGCCATCTGATTTTTAATCAGAGATTTCTTGAAGATGGGAATAGCACAGGAGAAGTCATACCATCCTGAAGCAAATACGCTCCACCAGTACGGGCGACTATAATAAAAGCGTCCTGGCGTCGAAATACGCAGATTGTGAATGAATCTGCGATCTTTTCCGATGACGAGGTTTCCTTCATCATCAGGAGCAAGTCCCATCCTCTTCTTAAGATCCAACAAAGGAGTCTGGCGATCGAGCAGGGGAGTGGCGACAAGATCTTCAGGGGTACCTTTCTTCCATTCCGCTGAATATCCATGCCATTCACTTTTACCGGTCTTCTCGTCAATCTCGCTAATACGTGAGCAGGTTGCCTCTTTTGCTTTGATCTGTACGAGTTTGGGCGATTTCGGATCATTGCTGAGTATGTACTCTAAATAAGCATCGTAGAAGATGACAAGATCATTAGCGAGTTCGACACGGATGAAGTTGAAGTTATTGTTCTCAAGGAACTCAAAGATTTCGGGTTCTTCTTCCGGAAGCACTTCCTCTTTGATGATTTTGCGGGTTTTTCCGTCGCGTTTCTTCCTGTAGACGAGGATGCTGTCCCCAAACACGACTTTATTCTTAAATTCAACATTACTGCCAATGGTAACATTGGTGCCGATTTTACGCATAATGTCGTACATCATGTCGTTATTCCTTCCGCGTGGGATGAACTTGATCGGATCCTTTTTTCCCTTAGGGACGACTTCAACGGCTGATGCCTCCTTGTCAGTCACAATGTCGCTGTTATCGCTGAATTGGATAACTTTCTCACCTCCTTTCAGGACTGCATAGGTTTCGTACCCTTTCATAACTAGGTTAGGTTGTTGCTTTGATTCCATATTAAAAATATACTTTGAGATGATTAAACTGGGTGATAAGGCAGCGTCGGATCTTGCGTGGTGTGGCTTCACCGGCTTGCAGTACATTGATTGTACTACCGCTGCTATGAAATGAAGTGAGTACAGCACGTTCATAAGTGATTAGTTCCCCGGTACTCTTCTTGCAGAACTGGATGGAAAACTCTATAGGCTTTCCATCCGCATATCGTTCCATCAGCTTCCATATTTTACTTTGATGGATCCTTTTGCTTGAATCTTGCATGGATGATTAATGTTAAGATGATAAGAATAATAGGGATTCCGATGATCAGGCCATACTGGATCCCGTTGTCTATTCCGGCAGCTACAGAACTGCCGGCATCTTTGTGGGAGGCTGACTGTTTGCTTTGCTGAAGCGTGAGATCATTCTTCGTTTCTTGACTCTCAGATACGTGTATAGTGTCATCTTCCTGTAGCAAGGTCTTGACTGTCTTTTCGTTCCCTTCAATCTCGATATTCGATATCGGGGATAAGCCGGTCTCCGGATCTGCCGGCTTGGATGTGTCGAAGTTAACTTTGACTTTCCAGCCTTTGCCCGCTTCTTCTTGATTAAGTTTGAATCGGGAGCAGGCATCTTCAGTTCTGATGCGTAGAGCTGAGTCTGAGATAGAAAGACGGGTTTGCTCTTGAGTGCTACTATCGTTTTGATAAGTAGCACGGCAACCACAAAAAGAACAAGCGCATGCAAGGCTGGCAGTACAAATAAGAATGTGTGCATAGTGTTTCATTGTTTTCGATTGTTACACGATAGGTTTATACATTTGAATCGTTTGAGATCAGCTATTTCTTTTTCGTTATCCGCTATCTTTTTATCCTGCGATTGCTGATTGCTTTCCAGCTTTTCAATGCGGATTGTCCATCTCGTTTCGCTTTCCACTTTATCTTTTTTCATTGCTTCCTTATCAGCTCGCAGGTCTGCTATGAGTTCCTGATATACGTCCTGTACAGAGCTTAGGGCTTTAGCTTCTGCCTGCTTTTTAGTGTATTTGAGGGTGACGAATCCTGTGATGGTTGATAGGAAGCTACCACCAAGTATGAATGCGAGTAATTGTTGTTTAAGGATAGGGTCCATGTCTTGTTTTTCAGCAAAGGTATCGGGTATGCAGTAGGTCGTAAAGGACATGGCAGAGGCCCAAAAACGATAAGATGAAATTTGTTTACAAGCAACGAAGCCCAGCATATAAGGGGTGAAAAAAAACTTTAGATCTAAACTTTTTCTCAGGGCGGTGCGTGGTCGGCTGGGAGAAAAAAGAGAAAATATTCCCTCTTTTTCCTCCCCTTTTATTGGTTATCAGCTCTTTGTCTTTTTTTCTATGAGAATTGACTGAGATAATAAAAAGCACAGGTAGCCATATACCTGTGCTTTTTATTGATGGAACTAATGTTTATTCTGATAATAGAATATTGGTTAGTTTTTGAAGATTTGTTGCTGCATGTTATTTTTCATCCTTTTAGACTTTGAATTGGCTAAATATTAATATACAGATACTAAGTTCAATATGGCTTATATGCGACCTCATTTAGCCCGACGATGACGACAGTTCATGAGCGACTTTTGATCTTATTCCTAAAATCGAACGTGATTATTTTGCCAATAGTTTGCCTTCTTTGGGACGATGCTATCTTCTTTTTGTAGTTGCTAAGCATCTCAATAACGGTATCAATATGATTCTCTCTGATAGATCCGATAGTCGTGGTTACGGTTCCGGCATAACTGCCATCTGGTTTGAGAATCATTGCTTCGCCTTCTAAGTGGATGTAACCTGTTTTATCATTAATAACGTGACATTGAGATGGTATGATCTTTTCTATGTATTTTATCATGGTTTACCTCCTTTCTCATTGAATGTAATATTGATTATGCCACCATTGGTATGGATTACAATGCCCCTGTGTGATTTGTTCACTCGGAGTTGTTCATTACCTTCTGCTACTTCTAGGCAGATGTTGGAGAGAGCTTTCTGAAGCTTTTCTACGGATATGTAGCGTCCGCTGGCGCTTTGGTTTTTCTTTTTCATTTTGGAAGACAATTTAAAATGAAACAATATGCTAATTAATTAAAAGAGAGGGAATAAAAAAAGTTCCGCTCCCCGTTGTCTTCCACCTGATTCAGGCAGTGGGCGCATTAACGCTCCACACGGGACGGAACTATATCTTATACTATGGACATAAAAAATGCCCGCAGCAATTATGGCGAGCCTACTCGCCTGAACCAAATGGAAGACACTGCAAAGATGGTGATTCTTTTTGAATAGACAAAATAAATGTGGAGTTTTTAGTCTGAAAATAAGCTTTAAAAATGGTGTCACTATGCTATTGGTATACTTACTCTATCTTATGAATATAGTGACACTATATGACTGGTATAGCGTCACTGTATTTATTACGCTTTTTATTGTGTAATGTAGGATATAAAAAAGGCTTCCTACTTGTGGAAGCCTTCTAACTTATCAAAGTAATAGCAAAGCTATTGATGAAGTTTTTATCTTACTCTATTAAAAGTATTATATACTTAATGTAGGCTCAAAATCTTCTGCTGTTAAATATTTGAATGATTGCGGAGCTACAAAAGAGGAAAATAAATCAAAAGGATTAATTGGGTTTTCATAGAGCTTAGGAGATGAAATCTTCAATGCATATCCTTTTTTGCGTCCTTCAAAATATTGATCGAAGAATTTTTTTGTAATACCAGAGTCATTTTGGGTTTGTTCCCATAATTCTTTCGGTTCTTGCTCTATGATTTTTTCAACAGTAAACTCTCCCACAATCATTCCTTCTGGCTTTGTGGAATATACTACAACTTTATCTACATTCTTTGTAAATATAGTTTTTCTATATTCAAATTTTTTGTTACCTGCAAATATTTCGCGAACAAACTCGGGCTTAATCGATAATAATACTTTCATTTATTTTACCTCTTGATATTATATTGTTAAACTGCTCATCTGTTAATTGGAAGAACCCCCAATAGTCAGCACTTAATCCGACTTGCTCAATCAGTTCATTTCTGGTAATTCTTCTATCAAATGCAGCATTATAAGTCATTTTAATAACAACCATATTATATGTAGTATACCACTCCTTTAACTTATCTTCGTCAAAGATACTATATAAGTTAGCATATTGAAGAAATTCCTCAAGAGTAGCGAAGTCTTTTGCCTTTCTTACTTCTTCAACAACGCATATTGAAGAAGCTACACTCCTGTATTTTGCTGGACCTGCGCCATCAGATGTGCGGTATATTACTAATATATCTCCTTTTTTAAGTTTATCCAGTCCATTCATACTGGATAAATATATTTTGTGGATACTATTTGTATGTGCAACATCCCTAACAAGAAACTCTTTATTTCTTTCTTCGGTATTTAATATAGAGTCAGGGAATAGGGGAGTATGAAATTCAGGCTTCACAGCTAATATGAATTTTTGTGTATCCTTTGTGTGAATAAAGGGGTAGTCTAATAACATATCTCCTGTAAAATCTGTCATAGATTTAATAAAAACAAGCTCGGGAGTATCCCCTTCTCCTTTTGTTCCATATTCAGTAAAACCATATCTTCGTAAAATTTTGATTAATCCTTGATGCTTTTCGAAGATAGTCACATATATTTCGGTAACTCCCATATATAGAGCTGCTGCAACAATCTTTTTTATGAAATGCTCGCCTAACTTTGTATTATGTGCATCTATCTTGAATGTTCCTACTTTTAATCTACTCGCAGCAGGCATTGGAGGATTTATATCATTTAATTCCTCTGTTTCATGCTTCATATATAGGAAGCCTTGAAGTTTTCCATCTTGATCTTTTTGGACAAAAGCTTTGGTATCACTTTTAGTCTTTTTGGTGTACCATTCAGTGAATTCAGGATAATCTTCTTTAAGCGAATCAAAAAAGGGGTCGGATAAGTCTATATCACCAAATTTATGTTGTTTCATAATAGGATCTCCTTACATAACTCTTTTAGTAATAATAGGCCCATGATTTTCTTATTGTAGTATTCAGCTTTGTGAATAACATTAAAACCAAAAGAGTCGTTAATAATATTTAGGGCGCAACAAAGGTTGGAATAATATTTGGGAAAAGCAAAAGAAAGTAATAATAAAACACACCTTTTTTATTTATTATTCAGGAAGAATACGCCACTAGAGTTTGATCCAGGTGCCGTGAAATAGAAGTTCATGCCTAACCACAGCGTGTCAAATGCATCAGTTATGTGCGTCTTATATTCATCCGGATTATCAGGAGTGTCATCGCTCCCTTCAGGCGTTTTATCCTTTTCAAATCCATTCTTTCCTTGCTTGATGCCAGTCTGTTCCATTGCGATCTTCAGAAATTCATTTTGATGCAAGTTTATTTGGATCCACAGAAATTGCGGATCTCCTTTCAGAGTCAAGTCTATATTCAGATGCTTCCACTCATGTTTCGGGGCTTGACCGACATAGACCATCGTCACGTTGTATCCATTCTCTTTGAATACCCGTTCAATGATGTCGGCATAAGTTTCTGTAGTGGATCCTGATTCCCAGGTGAACGTATGATCATAGTAGACTACTATATCGTGATTAAGTTTCGGACGGTAGTAGTCGGCTATCATCTTGACAAGATCTTGTAGCTTCCCTGGTGTTTTGACATAAAATGACTTGAGAATGCGCATCGTGTGTTCATTCAGTTGGCCTACGACAGCAGTGGAGATGGATGCATTTGAGTCGAATGCCAGGTGCAGTTCCTGATCGAAGTCAAGATCTCCGTCTCCCAAACAGCCGCAGGAGGTCAGTTTTCCCCAGTTGCACCCAAGATTCCGGAGGCGTCCATTGTCTTTCGGGATATAGAAGTGAATATTATCATCCAACGCAGAATAGAAGCCGTTTGGTACACGGAACAGGCGTTCGTTCATGAAAGCGGTACGCCAAATTAGCGGTGGTGAGTTACGATACATCTGCCAGATGAAATCTTCTCCCAGCACTTCAAGGTTGTCGAATACGTCGTATTCACCATAGAAAACGGTATATTCTTTAGTTTTCCCCGGCTGCGGTTTGATTGGAGGCTGATATTTCCTCGCTAGATCCAGGTCAAATTGATATTCTTTGATCTGACGCATCACATGATCCGTGAGTGGCTTGCGTTTGTACTCCTGCAGTTTGAGATATAAGTTTCTGATCAGGTTGATGTGAGGTGGGGACATTTCATCCATCTTGTCCAGGATCCATTTTCCCATTGATGCGGTCGGCATATCTGTGGAATAGCTTACGCTGTGATGGTGCGGGCATTCACCGAAGTATTGCCGGTTGCCTCGGTTGGCAGGATCCACCTCACTTTTAATCTTCTCATAGTTGAGAAACTTAGCTTCAGGGCCTATCACCCAATCCAGCGACATGGAGTTGGCAGACATTCCCTGGTTGAATGACAGGATCACCATGACCGTACCATTCCAAAAGTGGAATGCATTGCTCCAGCCTTCACCCAGGACAGGACGGACAGGTTTGGCGAATCCCATGCTTGCCGGTGCTTTATGACCAACGACATAGTGAATGCCTTGAATGTATCCCCATTCAGCCAAAGCCTTGCAGATTGCCGGGAGAGTATTTCCCCATGCCTTAGCGTATGACGGAGAGATGAGACCACCCAAAGATCCCGGCATTTCCCATACATTCCGGAGGATAATTCGGGCATCAATACCTTCGGACTTCCCGGTACCACGTGATGCGACTATATACTCGTCATGTGCGTTGATGGCCATCGCTTGGCGCTGCATCTTATTGAAGAATTTGTCAACGACTTCATATTGCTTTCTGCGGCGTTCACGGGCAGATAAGATAGGAGAGAGGTGGGTACTCATTCTTCTTCCTCCTCTTCGATGGGACGAATGTCCACCGCTTTTTTACTCAACATACCTTTGAATCTGCTTCGCATTTCTGATCTGGTTCCTTCAAGGTCTTCAATAGGTTCCAGACCTTCCAAAAGGGTAACATCATCTGAAGGCTCAAATGATGGAGGTATGAGCTGGGAGTAGTCGAATTTCTCATCTTCTTTGTCCGAGCGAGTGTATTTGCCTATCTTGTCCAACGCTGCAGCTGCTCCCTTGGCATCTTCTTTGTCTATTGCCATATTGAAGGCTTTTTTCCCGCCTTCGACAATCATATACCGATACCAGGCTTTTGCGGCCAGTTGAATGTTGCCAACTAATCTGTTGATCATGCCGATGTCCCGGTATGCCTGTGACTGTGATACGGCATCTGTGTTACCTCCGCATCCATTCATCAGGAAGTTGACAAGTTCGGTGTCTTGGATCAGAGGATCTTCCATTTTTTTGCTGACACATAGCATCATTCGTTTTTTTATTTCCATTTCACGTTGGGACAGGATGCTTGATGCTTCCTCTCTGTCTTTGAACAAGGCACGTTCTATCCGGTCATATGTGGAATCTTTCTTAGGCATAACTATAGTGGTTTGTTGTATTCAAACGAAAGCGAGGACAACACTAGATGTATCGCCCTCGCTTGTGCATGAACTGTTCATAGATCCAGGGGCAATGCCTTTGATGTTATTCCTTACTTGCGCTCTGTTGCGTCGCAATTTCCTTTTCCAGTGCTGCCAGTTCTTCTTGGTAGCCGGCAACACGATCTAAAGCATTTTGCATAACAGTCTTTTTACCTTGAGATTCGGCGCGGTTAGCAGCAGATTGGCTGTTAGTAATGTTTTGTTTCAGACGTTTAATCTGACGGGCGATTTCAATACCGCGTACTACACCATTCTCACTGTATACCGGTCGTTTCTCTTTAAGACTCAGTTCACCTTTTCCTTCTGCCCAGGCATCGATTTGTTTCCAAAGCCGGCGGCGTTCGTCATCGAGCTTGCAGAGCTCTTCGGCTATAGGCTGCCGTTCTTCTGCCGGGATCTCCGAATTAGCTACATCGTTATGCAGGCTTGCATATAGAGGTGCGATTTCCTTGATACGGGCATAAGCCTTGCGAATAGACGGGCTGAGTGATTCTTCTGTGATGATTTTGACGCCTGGTGTGTTCAGAGCGTTCACTTCGTTCTGTAAGGCAGATAGCTCTGACATCTTCTCGTCAAACTGTTCCTGAAGGGAAACAAGTTCATCAGCGTGACTTTCACTGTCGTCCTCCAAACTATCAATTCGTGATCGAAGGTTATTGACCAACTCCTCCAAGGAGGCGATATTCGCTTGCTTGGATTCGATCGTTTTTTTTCGATCATTCTCGCTCATGGTCTTTACTACAACAATTTCTTCCATTGCGGCAGGATATAAGGAAGGGGAGAATTTAATCTCCTTGTCGAGTTTGGACAAGCAATTAACGAGTTGGGTGAAATGCGGATCAAAGATGTGGGGATCTTCCGGAGCTGCTGCCAGGTAAGCAGCAAATTTCTTTTTCATAGCTTCCTTTGCGAGAGCATTGAAAAGAACCAGGCCGTCAGCATATTTGCGCTGACGGTCTCCTAACCATTGGCTGAGTTGTTCTTGTCTGATCATGATTCTGGCGCGGGAGCTGGTTTAAATCCGCCTGTCACTTCCATATCTATGGGAGTTTCAAGGAAGATCGCAGAGTAATTGGAGTCGGCGGTAGCCGTATAGGTGGTACCGCGACGGTCACCTCTTGCTTTACCTCCATTGAAGGAAGGAGCGGTAGAAGCGTATAATCCCGGTTGTCCCATGATCATTTGTTTACCGTCCGAATCCTCAAAGATGTAATAGCCTGCTGTGTTTTTTACCAATGCATTGAACGCATGCATTTCAGGGGTATTACCAGGGAAGAAGAAACTTAGCGTCTGTTTATAGCTGATCCCGTCAGCTTCTCCCTGCTGCTCCGCTTTATATTCGACTGTTGCATCTGTACTATATAGATAAATAGGTTGCTTATACGTCCCTTCTGCAGGAAAAGCAAATGTACCGGCTGCCGTCACTAACGCCTCGTTGTCTGCTGCTTTGCCGGGAGCCGGAACAGTGGGTACTGTATTGGGTGCATCAAATGGGACGAACAGTAACCGTCCTTTATATCCACCCATATTATTTTGACCGACATTCCATTTCAGCGGTGCGAAGGCCGGACCAGCTGCCAACATGGTCAATGTATTTCCATCAAGATGACATGTCTGAGGGTGCAGCTCCGGGATTGCAATAACCAAAGCCACAAATAACAAACAGAGAATTAGGTAAGTATATTTTTTCATTAGTGTAATTGTTAAGAGTGAATAGGATAGAGCGACCAAAAATGGCCGCTCATTTTTTTATCTCAGTTTAGGTATAAGCACCAGTTGCGGTTGTTACCTCGCCTTCCACTACAGTCACTTCCTGATCGGCAGGTTTAGTCTTACCGTCTACGGCAGTAAACTCAATAGTGTACTTACCGGGTGTCAGACCAATGATGCATTGACCATTGCTACGTTCAGCAACTTTGCCTTTGATGGCCCAAGCGGCATTCTCCGTTCCTGTGATATCAACTTGTACGCCTCCGGTCTTGCAATAGTCTCCTGCGAGGTCAAGAGATTCATTTTTTTGCTCATTACAGCGGTATACTTTTTCATGCCAGTCGCGGATACGGGTGTCATAACCGGTTTGCAGCCAGAATTGCCATTCGTTGGGATCTTCGTAGATATCACGGATCTGACAGAACTTGGTTGCGGCTTGGGTATTGAAGGCAACATCCATATTCCCTTTCTTCTGAAGAACCAGGCGTGATCCCTGTCCCAATGCTTCGTGAGAGAGGATTTCAAGCGCAGGGCACATTGCGTCTTCACGCAAAAGTTCAATCATGCGTTGCATGGAAGGATATTCCTGCATACTCAGTTTGTTGCGGAGAGCAGAGCGTGCAGCTATCAAGACCGTTTCGGCACAAAGTAACTGTGGAATTCCCGACTTGGAGGAACGCAGGTAAGTGTTGGCACCACCAATCCATTCAACCAAATTTTCATAAGCGGCGGAGTCTGTATCCTTTGTAGGCAAAGTAAAAAGACCTGATGGGGCAAAGTTGCCGCGAGCAGCATTGACATCACCTGTTGTAATCAGCATGTCGGCTTTGGTGAACAGACCATCAAATGCACCTGACGGTGAAGTTGAGTCTTCATCACGTTCTGCATGAAACAATGTATATACTACATCTTCAACATGAGATTTTACCAATGTGAAGGCAACACGTGTTTCAAGAGGATGTTTCTTGTTGATGTTGCTGACTGGCTGACCTCCTACGATCAACAGTTCACCGTCATCGTATTTTTGAGAGTTTTCCTTTGTGATACATACAACATCCTTCGGTTCGATAACGGAAGGTTCATAGCCGAGCAGCTTATCAACCAGGCGGAAATTTTTCCCAATCTTGTAAGACTGAGTTCCACCGGCACGCCGGCGTTCATTGATCAAGGCATGTTTGCCTTGCAGATCCATCACGTTCAATCCCAATTTTGCGGCAACTTCCTGCAGGGTAGCAAATGGAAGAGCGCGAAGCGCCTTATCATATGTGATTAAGGTTTGGTTCAGTTTCGATACGTCAATTAATTTTTGAGACATATTCTTTAATAGTTAAGGTAGGTTAGTAAATTAAAGGAGTCCGTCAGCCTTCAGGCGTTCTGTGATTCCCTGATAATTGCCGGCATTTTCCTCGCAGTAGGCAGCCAGTTCCTCTTTTCCTCCGTTTACGGCAGGTTCACCCTTTGGGGCAGGAACTGGTTCACCCGGTGCCGGAGCTTTCTTTAGATTGGCTACTTGTTCTTTGAGTTGAGTGATCTCTGAATCCTTGCCGCTTGCCTCGGTTTTCAGATTAGCGATCTCTTGATCTTTTTCACTTACTGTTGTCTTGAGAGTCGCTATTTCAGTAGTCGCATCAGATAATTTCTGATCGATCTCCTGTTTAGCTTGTACGAGAGAACTGTTATCCGATTTCAGACGGGTGAATTCATTATGCAGGGAGTCGAGGTTCTCTGCTGATAATTCGGTCGTTACTGCCTTATCTTGACTGATATTCAGAAAAGATAAAAAAGCTGACCATGATTCTTTTAGAGTCATTTTGTTTTTGAATGAAGTTGTTGATAATGCTGGCACGGAATTCGTGTCCATACCCGCTGCCAGAAGAACGGATGTGGAACGATCATAGAGGCGAACGGCATTGGAATTTGCCGGTATGTCCACGATGGATGCTTCCATCAGCTCTGACTCTGTAACTGTTTCGCGAGTCTGACCAGGTACCAGAAGGTCTTTGTTGGCTGATGTAGCAATGATGCGGATACCGACACTTGCGGCGTTGTAAGTCCCTGCTTCGTATTTTGCGGCAATGTCTTTAGATAGTTGATCAACCTTGTCGAAAACAGGAATGGCAGAAAGTACATCGCCTTCAAGCTGTATATCTTCCCAATGCCCGATAGCTTTAGTTTCTCCCCAAATGGGAGATCCTTCATCACGAAAATGCATATACAGCATCACCGGGTTCTTCTTGAATGCTTCGAGGAGCATTCCAGAGGTAAGGACCCGGTAACCGTAACGATTAAGCGATGAATCGGAAAGAATGATACGTTTTTGGCTCATTGCACTGATTTTGGTGCAATGATACGCCTATTAGTGAGGGTGCAGAAGGACGGTTAAATTTCGATATAGGAGAGCATCGGATGTAATGAGGTCCCGGCAAGTTTCAGCTCATATCCGGTGAAGTCGGTTACCTTTTTCCCTATAATCAGGTTTAAGTTTCCGAGGAGTGGGTATTCATTTGTGCCATAGATATACTTGTGTCCCTGTGTGTCCTGGCAGCGTAGGACACAGCCTGTCTGAACTTTATTGCGCAGCTCGTTTGCTGTATTCTCCTCTAATGCGGATCGAGGAAACTGGATGGTCACTGAATGCTTATATGTGATTCCTGCGTCTTTTGTATCATCAGAAGCGACAGTTGGAGCTTCAATGATTCCTCGCGTTGGAAGCGGATACCAGTCGTGTCCTTCCTTGCTCCTGATGCATGCCTGGTTCTGATGTACTGCAAACAGGACTATTTCGTCTGTATTTAGTATTTCGGCAAATAATATGCCTCCCATATTATTGATATCACTCATAACTTGTTGATTTTCAATTAGTACGCATTTTTAGAACATTTTTTGATCAAAAAAGGGACAATTAACTACACTTGCTCGGTCATGTTTTTGTGCGGTGATAGCCTCTTTTTTTCTCTTTTCGTCGAAGATTAGCCCTCCAGCGATAATAATTCTTCTTGAATGCATCTTCGCTGATGGAATCAATCCCATAGCAGGTCATGAAGTTGTGTATCCCGTCGATATAGGTGATTCCGTAAGTGTGCTTTTGCTCATCCAGGTAATCATGTACCTCTGCCCATAGCATTCTCTCGATCTTGCGAATGAGAATTATCTGTGAACGTATTCCCAGGTAATTGTAAGTTTTAGGATCCTTCCCGGTAGTACGTTCAGGAAGGATGATGGTGAGATTACCATGATCCTTAAAGATGTTAGCTGGACGACGTTCTAACAGATCGTAGATAAAATGGTAGATATCCGTTTTATCCGGGAAGCGAATCGGAGAGTCCTGCAAATTGCAGAACTTTCCGATCAGATACTCCTTAAGATGCTGTGGAACTTCAATCTTAGTAGTAATCATATAAAGCATAGTGGTTTAGGTGTGGAGCTAATGTACAAAATATAACTGAGTAATCCTTGCCTTTATCAATAAAAAAACGAGGTATTGTACATATAACCCTTGCTGATACCGTACTATTTTTTTGTGCAATCGTGCTAAATGAGCTATGCTTTCTGTTTATGTGTTGTTTATCAGATAGTTAATGGCGTACGAAATAGTGTACTTTTTAGCACAAAATCTTCGTACTCCGTACAAAATGCATTTTTGTGCGTTTTTGTACGAATCGTACGTTTTTGTACGAAAATCGTGCGGTGTTTAAATATCTGATTTATAATGTAATAAATGCCGAAAAAAGGGTGTCTGCACGAAAGCACAAAATTTTCCCTTATTTTTAGGTAGGGTATTTTTAAGAAAGAAAAATAAAAAAAATATATATGTCCCCCTGTCTGCGCTTGGCGTCTCTCCCCCTGCACATTTGTTCAAAACGTTCTTGATGAATGAAGGGGAGGCGAGGGGAACGGAAAAAGAAAGCCCGGTAATGCAGAAGCATCACCGGGCAATAAATGATTCGACTTATGTTAGCGCAAATCATCAGGATAAAACACTTGCGATATCAATTCGTACTCACGCGGTAGTGACTTGACGCCGACGACTACGCAGATGCCCCTTGCGGCAAGCTCGTAGAGACGCTGTGTCGTGATGACAGAGCCGCGAAAGTTGTAGTTACTGCAGAGAATGAAGTAGGCAGTAGGCAGGTCAAAGGAATAGATATCCTTGCGGATGATTTTTTTAGCATCCGAAGGGACTTTGGCAAAACCTAGCCGAACGGCCAGGCGGGAAATGAATAGTTCCCGTTCATCGCTCGATGGGGCTATTACTACCATTATTTTATTCTCTTTTTTTATTGTCATAATGTTGCGTATATCAGTGAAAATTAGTATCTTTACAGAGTAATAAATTGGGATAATCTACTCATCTTCGATTCGAGTAGAAGTGTGGTCGGACATGTGCCGGCACTAATTTAGGCACATGCCGAATGCTGCTATAATCGTCAGAAAACTCTAAAAAGTCATCCAAGACATCTTTCCTTGTTGTTTCTTCAATAATATACATACAAGCTATTTTAATGAATAGATCACGTGATGCAGGCTTACAATGGTCAGCTATAAGAATACTCTTGCCTTCAGGTATTGTAGCAAGAATGTTATTGACGGCGTGATAGAAACGCATGAAGCGTTCCGGATCCTGCCGGTATAGAGGAAGAACTTCGTCTAATATTTCTTGATAGGTTCCCATGCTTAAGTGCAGAATAGTGATAGTGCAATTAATATTGATAATTTATATTCCCTGCTGTATAGCTCCAAATACCGGTGTGAAACCTGAATTTTAGCGTCTCAATGATTCCTTTTTTTTGTGGGATCCAGTTGTGTAAAGCCTCGATGTCTCCTACTTCCGGTTCTGGCGGAAATACATATAGGTGGAGTCCGATGACGAACCATCTTATTCTATTCATGTTCCAGGTATTTTTTTAGTTCACTCCGTTTTATGAAGAACGCACATGCCAGATACTCTCCGGGCATGCCTGTTCGGATTTGGAACTTGGCGTCATCGCTCATCTCCTTTTCTGTACCGAATCCGACTATACTTCCACGCTGATCTTCTGTAACATTGACTAATGTCGTGGTCATTCTCAGACCTTGATTATTATCCATTGCCATTTGCTGGATGGCCGCCAGGATATTAGCGCCTCGATCTTTACTCATTTGTATAATTATTATAAATTGATTTCTTTGATAAAATTCTCTATATACTTACAAGGTTTAATCCCTTGTGGCATATCTTTCTTGTTACGTATATTGAAATATCGGTGAAGGCATTCAGTGTATGGAGATTCTTCCTTATGACATACCATAAGGCCATCTTTCTCTTCAAAGAGCGGACATGATATTGCGAATGCATGTATTGCATCTTTCTTAACTTCGTCTACCAATTCCAGTATGGTCAATTTATCATGAGGACCGAAATTGTCTTCAATAAATTCATCTATTTCATTCCTGTTCATACTTTTTCTTGTTAAGAACATGCTGCTACTATAAGAATGAGAATAAGTATTATTGCTAACACATCACCTAAGGTAAATCCGCCTTTAGATTCCATCATGCGATATATTTCTTGAGGTGTTTCTTTATAGTACCCATTTGGGATGCTCCCTTTAAAATAGACCTTGCTTCCATCATCGTCATCATCTACACGGTCAATATCTTTAATCCAGTAGACTTTTTTTTCATAAGAGTCTTGCTCCGTTAATAGTATAAATCGTTTCATATTCCTTTATTAGTTATACGTCAAACACTACTTTCTAAACTTTTCACTGTAGGCATAATCATCCTTCAAATGAAGTTCTTCCCTTATTTTTTGGAGTGCATCCATTCCCTTCTTTATTTCTTCTTTTTTAGGGCGATATTTGTCTGCAACATTGTTGAATCCTCGCTGTTCAAGTTCTTTTATCTTGCTATCTAACAATACATCAGCATAGCAAACAACGTGCATTATAGCCGTTATGTCCTCATATTTTATATTCATATCTTTATAAATTTTGGTTTCTATTCTTCAGTGAAGGTATTAGTAGTATTTATCACGCCAGCGGAATCAACAGTTTTGCCATCACGGATGAAAATTTTATCATACATTAAAGCTTCATAATTTGACTGGGTGGTCCAAAATGCGCACACCCGTCCATCGGCATACAATTTACATTTCACTAAATCAGTCCCTTTAACAGGACCAATAACATCTATTTGTAGAGTTCTTTTTCCCATACTTCGTTTTTATTTTGTTACTAGTCAAATTTTGATGGCATATCTTCGGCAAAGACGAACGCTTCAGCATCATTATTCCATCTAATTTCTTTGTTTCCTTCGAAATCACGGAAGAAATGATCGTGTTCATCCTGTAAGGCGCATAGACCTATTTGAGTCGTTCCGTCAGATACAAAGTACTCATTATTGTAAGCCTTATATGCTTCCAAATCCGATATGACGGGAGAGAGAATCTTCTTTGTATCTTCGTTTTCGTAGACTTCCATATACAAGAACTCTCCGCCTTCGTACATATCCTGAGCTGCAACGTGTTTTCCCTCAACTAACCGATTTAATGCTTCTAACGTCAGTTCAGGTTTCTCGTAAAATTCTACTGTAAAAAGTTTTTTTGTTTCCATTATTTCCGTTTTTTAGATGGTATATAAATTGGGGATGTCTTCCCTTTATTGGTTTTATTTATGCCGTTCATTTTGTCAACCGTCTTTTGGCTGAAGATGGCAGAACCAGCAAGACCTTTAATGTTTTTTCCCATATTAGCTCCTTTCTATCTTGTGTTTAATCAATCTTCTTCGTAATATTCAAGTCCTTTACACTCGTCGTTCTCAGGAGGAGTTCTACCTATATCGCAAAATTCCTCTTCCGTTTCTTCGTTCATTAAACAATGAACACAATAGTCGCAATCGTAATCCATAGCTCATTATTATTCTGTAAATACTAAAAAGTCAGTTGGGTCTGCATACATGCTAACGAGTCTTTCATCCCAATGAATACCTGCCACTATCCATTTATATGGAATATCCACGTATGAAGCTTTGCTTTTGTATGTAGCATTCCAATGCACACCTATTTCCCTGGACTCATATTCTACAATCTCAAAATCGACAATCTCGCATTTTAAACGTTTCTTGATTTCCTCTTTTAACTTATCAGCATGAGATAATACCTCATTTAGTAATATTTTTCCCATATTCATCGCTATCTTTTAAAAGTCTATTTGTTTCTGTTCATCCTCAAAGCTGGTATCAGCTGAATAACTGTCACCAGTGTAAGTTCCAGTGCCAACTGTGAAATATTCTATTCCTCCAGCCTTGTCGTCAATAATAGGTCGTCCGTCTTTATCCATCTGAAATGGATTCCCGGTCTTGCTATCGTATTTATGAGGATTAAAAATATATCCTTTCCATTCACAGTACATTATAAATTTCTTTTTGAAAGCCGTCGGGGAGATGAACTTCCTTTGTGCCGGATCGTATGTACAGAAAGCATCATATAGGTCCTTGCGGATAAGACGTCGATTCAAATGATCCTCATTTGAAAAGTATTCATCTGCCCAAGATATAAGAGTTTCTCCCATTTCTTGGCGGAGTTTCCGTTGTTCGAGTCTCTCGCCTGGAGCTTGTATGACTCCAAACTGCAGATAGAGCTGGATGCAGTTTGCCAATAAGTTCCAAGTAAGGTTCCATTGATCAAAATCCCATTCCGAGAAAAATAGGGTACCGAAATCATCAACAGGTTTGTGGCTATCATTATAAAAGTCAGAGAAGGCAAGTAGCCATTGTCGGTCATTGAAGCTGGATCCGGATCCCTTTAGTGCGTGATTTGTTGCAATATAGATTTTGGCGGATCTTGAGAAGGGGATAGTAAACCTGCCTTCACCTTTATGGTTTACACTCCAGTCTCCGGTGATGTTCGGAAAAAGAAACTCAAAGTTAAAATTCAATAGCACATCATCTATGAAAACTATCTTTGTGTTTTCTTGTACGTCATTCCAGATAAACTGATCATTGAATATATCCTGCCGTTTACCAGGAATGTAAACTGTAGGAGTAACATGTCTCATTAGTTCGCCAAGCAGTGATTTCCCTGAACGTCCATTTGATTCGCCAACTTCGGATTGTTTTCCGTCCATGCCGACAACAGCTCTAGCGACATTGTTGTCTTTGGCTTCCATTGCCATAAAACCGATGGCGCATAGTTTACTCAATAAATGAATCTTGTTTTCAATGATTTCATCAGGTTCCATTTCTTCTGGAGATTTGCGCCATGTAAAATTAGAGGCGTTGATAAGAAATTGGAGAAAATGACATTTACTACCATCCTCTGAAAGTTCGTATGAGTATTGCCCATTTGAGTCAACACTGAAAGTGATCAAGGGGGCATTGAGATACTTGGCTTTTATTTGCTTCCGTTGTTCTTCCCAAATATGATGTGTTATGTTTTCGTATCCCATCTCCGAAACCTGATCCTTCGTGATATACCAGCAGTTACTATCAAAATAGAAAAACTGGCTTTCCCGGTTAGGTTTTATAAAGTTTGGTTCTATGAAGTTTAATAGTGATAATTTGTCCGGACCTACATATTGAGAAACGCCTTTAATCAACATTTCATTAACTTCCTTTTTACAATAATGCTTAGCAAATTGGAATAAATAGTCGCGTGCATCTGATGCCTCGATCATTCTAACCACCGGAGGATCCAATTGGATAAAACGGTAGGACTTATCCAGCATTCGGAGGCGTCCAAACCCCCGATTTTGTAGGAAGTTATGTGAGTTGACATAGCAGAACTGGTATTCGATGCGAGATTGTCCGGATCGATTTTCTTTTTCAACTTCTTCCCAAAATTTTTCGTCATCATCAAAAGGCTGTGCGAGGACAAATTTACCGGAATCGTCAAATTTCCAACGATATCTTCCAAATACGAATTCCGGAAGATTCTTTAGTATGTCTTTATGGCGTTCGGCGAATGCTTCAGGTGCATGCAAGCACCAAAGTTCTTGCAGCTTATGATCTGTCCAAGTTGTTATCTTGAACATTTCTATGTATTTCCCTAGGCCTTTCTTTTCGTTACAAGCATAATCTATGTCCTGAGCTAACTCGTCCTCATGCTCTCTTAGACTATTTGCTAACAGATCGTCTACTCCTTTGTCTCCAGCAGGATTCTTTTGGATATGTCCAATGAATATCTCAACATAAATATTCCGGTTTTTTAAGGTACGCATATATTCCTTAAAGTTACGAGCTGCGAAGAAGAAACAACTAGGACGCTTTTCGACTCGATCATTAAGACGGACGTTTGTGCTTATGTCGTCCCAATCTGAATCGAAGATAAAAGCTACTTCCTTTACGCCACAAGTTGTGATGATACGGACTAGATCTTCCGGAAGAGCGCCATTTAGTCCGAGATTCTGTATACCACTAACTGCAATAGACGGAATCCCGTGCTTACAAGCTTTTTCTGCTTTTTTCTCGCCTTCCTGAATATAAAGCCTGTGTATCTGCTGTTTCTCTTTATATAAACGTCGCAGTTTTTCTGGAATATAGATTGGGGTGCCGCTTCCTGATGGTGACTTGTACTTATAAGGTTTTCCCTCTTTATCAAGATGGGCATCCGGGAATTGCCATCGCACACGGAAATATTCTTTTCGTTCTCCTGTTTCTTTTTTCCGGTGATCTTTTCGCGCATATGTTACCGGCATTCCTTCAAGATCATAGTATTCAATGATCACGTCGTCGCCTTTAGGATCGATGACGCCATTTTCATTGATAGTGCCTGGACGAAAGGTACGTAATTCAAAGACAGAACTAGTATCGCCGGTTTTATATACTTTTGCAGTAACATCCTCAAATGTCAGACCTGATTCAGAAAGCATTTTAGCACAAAAACTATCTGTATCATTCCCTTTAGCTTTTTTGCTCCCTTTTTTCATCTTAATAACCGGCTTCTTTTTATCTTCCGGCCGTTGATCAAGTAAGATGCTAAATTTGTGTGCTAAGTATTCGAGAGCATCAGGGAATTCTTTTTTCTCAACTCTCATTAAATAGTCAAGCGCACCTGCTCCAGCTATCTGATGGCAGGAAAAACAGCTATAAATATCTTTAGCAGGATTGATACTAAACTTCTTCGAAGCCTTGCAGACGGGACAGTCACAAACGTAACTAGTACCGGACTTGCGAAGATTCTGAAAGTCTTGTACTACGTCTACCAAATGGTTAGCAGAGGCATCTTTGATGCGCTTTATGTCATCATCAGTAAAATGCATAGTTATGGTTTATTATTTTGTATAGGAGAAACAAGTTCTGTTAGTTGTGAGTGAAGCTGTTTCTCAAGGACTTCAATAGGATGGGATAAAAGTTGCTTGTCCGCTTGCTGAATAATAAGTTGAAGGCGCTTTGCGTCTTCAGGATGAATATCGTTAATCGTGAGGTAACCACGATGGTCATTGTCTACGTACATAGTATTATCCTTTTTTACGCCCTCCTACGGCTTTGCGGTGATAATCTAATTTATACCGCTGCCGTAGTTTTTCTGCATGTTCTTGGGTCGCATCTTTAGGATCTACGAGAACTTGCGTCCGGGTGTCTATTCTTAACAATATTTTGTTTGATTCTTGCTGAGCAGATTGCTGACATAGAGCTGCAACTTCTTCCGGATCATCATTCTCGAAAAGATTAATTTTCTCTCTTTTCTTCGGATTGGTGGATGGGCTGGGAGAGTGTACAACTTTCATAGCTTGCTCTATCCTTTCCTAAACAAATCTTCTATAATTCCCTTCAAATAAGCTGGCATATCTCTTGGCACTGCTTGTTCGTTTTCTTGGCATTTGTAACACTCGCAGGCTGTAAGAAATATTTCGCGAGCTACTGGGTGGTTCTTCATGACTGATACAACTGCCGGTATGATATCAAGAGTAGTTCCTTGTATTAGTAATGGAGAAGCCATAACATTTCCTTTACCCTTATGTAAAATACAAATTCCGCTCATTCCGCTTGTTGTGATAATCTCTGAAATTTGAACCATTGCTGAAGTAATTTTTTTTGTTTCTTCTTCTAAATTTTCCAT